GGATCTGACTGGTCGAATACTGGAACGGGATCAGCCGCGCGTCGTGAGCAAGGCTCTTGCACTGGTGCAGGAAGGCTGTGCCCGGCCGGCGCGTCCACGCGCCTTGCACGAGCGGGATGGCGTTCAGGCAGGTGAAGAGTCCGCCCTTGTACGCCTCGATGTCCTGGCGCCCGAGCAGCAGCGCGCTCAGTTCGCCAGCGTTAAAACCGTTTTGGATGTGAGAGGCGCGGCCCATTTACAGCCTCGCCATTACCCAGTCGTCCTCGGGGAAGTCCTGCGCGCCCTTCTCGATCGCGCCGAGACGCTTCGCTTCGGCGATGGCGTCGCTGTACTGGCGCTGCACGCTGTCGATCTTCGACGTGCTCTGCGTGATCTCCTCGCAGCACTGAAGCGCCAGGCGGCACGCGAACGCCTCGATGAAAAGGTCGTCGTAGAAGTTCGGGTCGTCGATGAACGCGATGTACTTGATCTCCAGCGGCGCGGCCGTCAGCGACAGGATGTACAGGCCCTCGATCTTCCAGTCGACGTTTACGCCGGACTCGTCGTCGCGCAGCAGCCGGATGAAGTCGTTCGGCTTGCCGTAGCGGTTCCAGTCGCCCCATTCCGTGCCGTCGCCGTCCGCCGCGATAGAATCACGCTTGATCGCGAAGGTCCAGTCGTAGCGCCGAAGCTCGGCGCGAAGCATAGGTACGTACGCCAGGTTCAGCGTGCGCGCGTTCGGATGGTCCTGCGTCAGCGATTCGAGCTTGCGCGAAACGCCAAGCTTCTGAAGCGCCAGGTTTGCTATCGCAACCTTGGAGGTCGCCATCGCGACCCCCTTACTCTACGTCGCAGATCAGCGCGATCGTGTACGTGTCGGCTTCCGTGCCTGGGTCGAGCGCCGCGAGCACTTGGAAGCCAGCGGTCAGCGTCTTCGCCTCGCCAGCACGGAAGTCGAATCCGAAGCCGGGGTAGTGCGGTTCGTACAGCGTCGGCGTCCCGATAGCAACCGGGTAGCCAGCACCCATCGCCTGAAACGCGGACGTGCCGGCGGTGTAGGCGCCGAGCGTGTTCTGCCAGCCGCCATCGTCGAAGAGGAAGCGGCCGATAGCCGAGGTGCGCTGCGCGCCGGTGAGCGGCCAGGTGACATTGTTGCCGACCGCGGCGGGGATCTCCGCGGTCTTCCACAGGATCATGTCGAAGTTGAGCGCCGTAATGACGATGGTGCCGTTCGACGTGATGCCGAGATGCGCCGCCAGGATGGTGCCGCGCGTGAAGCCAGAAAAGTCGAACACCGGACGCACGACCGAACCGGCCGTAGCGTGGTTACTGATCTCATCGCCGGCGGCAAAAGCCGTGGTGTCCGCCAGCCTGACGAACGAGGACGTAACGCGGGTCAGCATGGGCTTAGATCGCGGGCCAGGGCGCTTCGACGATCCTCGACTTGAGCTTGTCGATGTGCTGGAGCAGCTTGCTCCGGCCGCTGCCGCCTTCGTAGGCGGCCTTCAGGAAGTAGATCCCGATGTCGATGCTCGCCGGCACGGCCGCCGCGTTCGCGGTCGCCACGTCGACGTCATCACCGCCGGCCTGAGAAGCGACGCTGGTCGCCATTTCGGTCGTCGTCAGGGAGAAAACGGTTGCTTCGTTCGCCATCGGCTATCCTTCGAAAAAGGCCCCCGAGCGGCCTAGGGGAAAGCCGCCCGGGGGAGGGGCTACAACTTACTCAGGCAGCACGTACTCGACACGCATGCCGTGCGCGATGCCGGCGCCGAGCACCGTAACGATCGTGAGGGCGATGTCGACTTCGGTGTCACCCGTCGCTCCGGCCGTGCTGATGGCCGTCGCGTAGGCGGTCGCGATGCTTTGGTTACGCTCGACGCTGGTCGGCGTCACGAGCAGGGACGCGCCATCCTTCTCCGCGGCCATGTCGTACGCCGTAGCGAACACGTCGTCGTCGATCGCGATGCCGTCCGGCCGGTACAGGCCGCACTTCACCGAACCGCTGGTCGTGGTCGCACCGAACATCTTGATGTCCGTCACCATCGCGCGGACCGGAATCCGCACGAAGGTATACCACTGGCCGGCGGTGCCGCCGGTGAAGCTGGCGGCGGCCAGGTTGCCCGTCGCCACGCGAACCACGCCGCCCTTTTCGAGCGCGTTGGTCTTCGTGATCGGGGTCGCCGATTGGTCGAGGACGTTTTGTGAAGTGTTTACAAGAGCCATGTCTGTTTCTCCTTAGATCTGGTCGTCGGCGAGGACTTGGATCAGCTTGCCGGCTTGCAGACGGGTCGCGCCCACCGTCATGCAGGTGTAGACCTGCGTGGCGTGGCGCTTGTCGTTCCGCTCGCTCAACTTGGCGACGATGTCCTTCCACACGCCCAGATGCATGCCGGACTTGACCCACACGGGGACAAGGCGGTTGCCGCTGACGATGGTCAGGCGCTCGGTGAGGGTGAAGTCCACGCCCATGAAGCGCTTGACCCGGCCGTCGACGAGGACAGCGGACGCGCCGTAGTCCTTGTTCACGACCTGCATTTCCTTCAGGAGCGCGTCGTGCTCGAAGCTGGAGATGGCGCTGAACACCGGCTCCATCAAGTCGCCCTTGTTCGCGGCGATCAGCTTCTGTACGGCGGACTGGAGCTTGGCGACGTTGATGGACGACGCCGTGCCGCCGGTGTTGACGCCGACTTGGTAGTTGGTGGTGTCGAAGCTCTCGGACGTGGTGCCGTCTTCGCCCTTGTAGGCGGTCGCCCAGAACGCGGCGATGATGATGTCGTCCACCTTGCGGCTCATGCCGGCGGCGGCTGCGACAGCGTACGGGCTGGTGAGTTCGATGATGGCGCGAAGCTGGTCTTCGTTGTCGATCAGCGAACCCCACTCGACGTCGAGGGGGAATACCCAACGCTTGTCTTGCGACAGGTCGAGCAGCGGGGTGTCGCCGTGACGTTGCGTGGCGACCTGCGCGGTCGCTTCGCCGAACTGCTCCACGACGCTCGCCTTCTTGCCGACATAGCTGCCGACGGTGAACTTGTCGCGGAATCGCGAGTCCTGCTGTTGCAGCAGAAGCTCGACGTTGGCCTTGTACTGTTGTACTGAGGCTACGGTAATGGAATCGGGCACGGCATCCTCCTTTTCAAAAAGTTGGTGCTAAAAACAAACCGAGTTGCACCGATCAGGCTGGCGCTTCGCCGGCTTGTCCTTTTTGAAAAAGGGGCCTATCCGGGCCGTCGCTACGCGGGGGTTTTCACCTTGTCCGCTCGACTACCACGTAAGGACAGTCTATCAGACGCAATTATTTTCTCTGCGACACAAACCATAAGCCTGTCGCTCATTCGGCCGCGAAATGCGTTGACGCACTGAAGAACAAACCGAATATTGTCAGGCACATAGCTGCGTTTACGCTTCATCGCAAATCGTCGACGCCCTTCTTCGGCACGCCAAGCGTGCCGCCCTTCTCGACCCAGGCAGCCCAGAACTTCGCGCACTCCAGAATGCCGACGGCGAACCCGTCCTTGTGAGGGATCGGGTTCTTCGCCGCGGCTTCCAGGCAGCGCATGCGGATCTCGGGCGGGGTCATTCCGGGTACGCCGCCTTGAAGAGAGAATCCCGCTTGGCTTTATTCGTCTTGTGCTGCGGGTGAAAGGGGTCTTGCAGCGACTTGATGACGTTCGGGTCGGCGCTCATTGCGGCGATCTGAGCCTGCGCTTCCGCCGGCGTGATGCCGGTGCTGAACGACTGGCCCTTGCCGCTGCCCGAGCCGACGAAGCTGTCCTCGCTCAGTTTCCCGCCAAGGTCCGCGAAGAACTTCCAAGTGCCCGCGTAGCCGACCGTGCGCTCGATCGAGTCGATCATCTCGGCAGAAAAGCCGAGCGCCTGCGCGGCGCTCGACGCGGCCGCCATCTTGCGCTCATGCCCGCCGCCCCACTCCTTGAGCAGCGCCTGACGATCGGCATGGACCGCGACCTTGTAGGTTTCGTCTCGGGTCTTCAGCACTTCGCCGATGTACTTGTTGTGCGCCGCGGTGATGTCCTTGACCTGATCGGGCAGGAGTCCCGCCTTGTGGTACGTGTCGCGCGCCCACTGCACGAAGCCGGGGTCGTGCTCGAAGCCCTCGGGCTTGGAGAACTCGTACTTGTCCGCCGTCTCGGGCAGGCCGAGCTTCGCGAGCACGCTGCGGCGCCCGGCGGGGTCGTCCGAGCGCGGCATCGAAAGCAGGCTGTTCGGGTCGCGGCCGATCAACTTCTCGGCGCCTTGGTAGGACTTGATGACGTCACCGGGGTTCGTCCAGCCTTTATTCGTGATGTAGCTCGCCTCGGGCGCATCGGGCGCGAAGCCGTGCCAAGGTGCGGCAGGGGCGGGCGCAGGAGCAGGAGCAGGAGCGCCTGCCGCTGGCGCGGGCGCAGGAGCAGGGGCGGGGGCCGGCGCGGGCGCCGGGGCGGGTGCAGGGGTCGTCATTGGCTTATCCTTTCAAGGGGCCTAAAGTCCTAACTCTTTGAGTCCATTAATGAAATCGTCGGGGTGAAGCTGTTCCATGCAGGCGTTGTCGTCGTACACGCATTTCGTGAAGTGCAGCACGGTCATAGGCCAGTTCGACTGGCAGCCGTAGCACTCCAGATCGCGCGGGCCGATGTAGCGCGCCCGGAACGTATGCGAGCCGTGGCGCGGGATGTACCTGTGCTTCGGCAGCGTCGTGCCGCTGGCGAAGACGATCGGCACGTCAGTCGTGCCAGCCAGATGCAGCGTGCCCCCGTCGACGCCGACGACCGCCGCGGCGTGCCCGAGCACGTCGCGCAGGTTCAGCAACGTCGTCTGCTCGCGCAGGTCGATCAGCCGCTCGAATATTTCGCGCGGCAGCATGTCCGATTGCTCGCGCAGCACGACCGGGCGCAGTTCGCCCTCGACCTTCGTGTGCGTGTGGCTCGTCTTCGTGCCGGTGATGACCGCCTCGTAGGCGTTGTCCTGGCACCACTTCATAACCGGCCCCATGACCGACGCCCGGAAAAGCTTGTTGTCGCTCGTCGCGCCGACCGGGAAGACGACGTAGCCGCCAGCCACAAGACCGCCCGGCAGCACGCGCGCCGGCGCCAGCGGCGCCTTCGTCGGATAGCTGCGGTCGTCCATCGTCTCGGGCCGGCTGTTCAGCAGGTAGTTGAAGGCGTAGTCGACCATATGTACGCGGCATCGCGTGTGCTGATCGAGCACCGCGGCGTTGTACGAAAACGGCTCGCCCTCGAACTGCTTCGCCCGGTCGAGATGCTTGAGCGGCAGCTTCATAAGATCGCCGACTTCGATCTCCCCGTACGGCGCGAGCAGATGCGCGACAAGCTCCATCTGCCACGTCGGCACCCACACGCGCAGCTTCATGCGCGGCCCGTAGAACTTGCGCGCCCAGACGATCGCCGGCAGCGACGAGATCATGTCGCCGAGCGCAGCGTGATTCAGGACGAAGTTGTGCTGCGTGTGCGAGATGACCTGCTTGCGCTCGCGGTACATTACTCTTCCCCTCGACCGTCGTACAACTGCCACAGTTCGGCAGGCGACAACTGGAGATGGTGTGCGATGCGCAGCCACACTTCGCGGCGCCCGTCGAGCATCGACTGCGCGCGGTCGTTCTCGTGGAAAGTGGACCTGTGCGCGTGGCAGAACCTTGCCAAGTCCTTCAGGACGACCTGCGCGAGCGGCCCCTTGAACGTCGCGCGATAGGCGTACTGCCGCTCGCCGAGCACGCGCTTGAGCGCGTCGAACATCTCCTTCAACATCTTCCCCCTTTAAGCAGCCGGTGCTGCTTTCATCAATCCCGCGACAGCGGGTGCGGCTTCCGCCGCGGCCTGCTGCTGCTGCGCTTTCGCGCGAGCCTGGCGCTTCGCCATGACTTCTTCTTCGGAGCTTGTCCAAGCGACCGGCGCCCCGTTGATGTCGAGAATCCCCGGCATCGCGCGGTCGAAATTGAAATGATCGAGCGGCGCAGGGTCGCCCGTCATCTTCGTGTACTCGGCTGCGGACGCAAGCGCCCGCATAAAGCCCGCGGCCTTCTCGGCCTTCGCCATGCGCGCCATCGGGTTGTCGTACTCGATCTTGTATTCGACCGCGGCGTCGAGCAGGACGCCGGGGATCTGCGGCAGCAGCCCTTGGCGCGCGAGCAGGTCGATCTCGCGCTCGATCATCGGCCCAAGCCATTCCGCCTGGAGCCGGCCGGCGGTCGGCGCGAGCAGCATGCCCTTCTCGCGGGCGCGCTCCAGCACTTCGGTCGCCGTCATCTGCGGCGTGTCGATCAGGATCTGGAAAAGCGTGATGAGGAA